ACATAGTGTTAGCCCATTTATAACTATTTACAAACGATCTGGTGATACCTTTACTAAATTAGCAGACCCATCAGTATTACCTACAAGTATAGCTAGGGCAGCCGCATTCTCGTCGGATGGTACCTACCTAGTAGTTGCACATGATGTTAGCCCATTTATAACTATTTACAAACGATCTGGTGATACCTTTACTAAATTAGCAAACCCATCAACGCTTCCAACTAATACAGGTATGGCAGTAGCATTCTATCCTTCAGCCCTTTACGGAGCCTAAAATGACCAAGCAGACAATTGCAGCCGACAGGGTACGGGACTTGGTAGTCTCGGGAGGTACTGTTCCTGCTGCGCCTACCATTACAGCTCCTTCTGGAACAGATATTTCTTTAACACCCACCATCACCCTGTCAGCCTTCTCGATTGCAAATAAAGGAATGTTTATCAATAGCAACCTTAAATTAATTGGTGACCAAAATGATTCAATGCTACGCAATACGACAATCTTTCGATTCTTTCAAGGCCCCTTTCAATATGATGGGTCGATATAATAACATCGGTGGTTTTCATCTACTTACTGATGAACAACGACAAGAGCATGGATGGTATAAATGTGAACTGTACAACGAGCAGTACGATGATCGTTTTCAAATAAGGACACAATATCCTGAATGTGTCTACGACACTGAAAGAAATGTAGTCGTAGCTACTTATACCATTACCAATATCCCACTCAATCAGGTTATTGAATCTCGCTGCGATGACGTGGATAAGTTGCTGCAGCAGAAGATGTACAGCGACGTCGAGGTTCAGTTCCCTGATGGACCGAAAACAATTCAGTTTCGTAATGAGATAGACAGAGCAAACCTATCCAATGTAACACAAGCCGCTATTTCATTAGTACTCTCTGGTCAACCTAACTTTTTAATGCCCTACAGAACAGCAGATAATGTGACACAGTACGTGTCTGCTGGAGGCATGATTGATATTGGCAATAAGGTAATGGAGCAAAAGCAGAATCTGGTATCTACTGCTTGGGCACATAAAGACGCTTTACGTGAGATGGAAGACTATCCTGATTTGTTAGAGTACGATATTCAGGAAGGGTGGTAAAATGATCTTGCAGCCAGGCGATGTCTTCTGTGTAACGGGATCTATGCGAGGGGTCTCTTGGCTTATTCGCTTAGCTGAGAAGTTCTGGAGTACTGACAACAAGGCATCTTATGGACATGCTGGGATAATTCTTGACCAGAGTGGAAAGACGTTTGAAGTATTATGGACCGCTCGACAAAGTGATCTTTCATCCTACTCTGGCCAAGAGATTATTATAGCCCGGCCGACTGTGCTATACGGCACCCATATACCCATATCGCCTAAGGCTGTACAAGATACTCTTAAGACTATTATTGACGTCACTCAAGGCTTGCCGTATCCGGTACATCGGCTATTCTTACATCTAGTACCTCCTCTGGCCAAGTATGCTAGCTTAGGCCGCTGGAAAGTATGTTCTGAGTTAGTTGCAGAGTATCTTAAGCAGCTTGGTGCTAGGCCTTTTATAGCTAGCGGCGTAAATCCAGATACTTTGGCAGACATGTTTGTTGAATGGAAAAACTTTGACGTTATCTATGAGGGGGTATTTAAAGGTGTTGAATACTGAGATAAAGCTTTACCTAGTCCGTATCTTCGGCAATGAAGGAGGCTATGTTAACAGGCCTCCAGGTGAGGATCCGGGTGGTGAGACTAAGTGGGGAATCACGAAGCGCTACTACCCAGACCTTGACATTAAAAATCTGTCTCTCAAGCGGGCTAGCGAGATTTATGAGCGTGACTACATTCAGCCATTTCTTAAAGAAGGTATTCCTCCAAGCATTGTTTACCAGCTTACTGACTTTGCTGTTAATAGCGGTGTACATCAGGCGATTTGTAGTTTGCAGCGCTCACTTGGTTTGGTCGACGACGGTAAACTGGGACCTAAGTCGATTGCTAAGATTCAAGAAACTTCGGAGTCCGACCTCGTGATGCTTTTAACAGCCGAGCGCCTAGACCTCCTCACAAGCTTGAAGAACTGGAGTTCAAACAGCAAAGGCTGGACCAGAAGGTTAGCCAAAAATCTTCGGTACGGCGCAGTCGATACCGATTAAGGAGACCCTAATGGCCATTAAACCAAGAGACTACAAGCGCGAGTACGCTCTGTATCATGGCAAGCCCGAGCAGATTAAACGCCGAGCACAGCGCAATGCATCTCGTAGAGCCCTAGCTAAGGCAGGCCTAGTTAGCAAAGGCGATGGGAAGGACGTGCACCATAAGGATAATAACCCAGCTCATCAGGGTAGAGGCAACTTGCAAGTCCTTGATAAACACAAAAATAGGAGCATAAAGTAATGCAAGTCACAGATTACTTTAAAAAGCTTAAGAAAAGTGTGTCTGACCAAGTTGATGATCCTAACTCTGATCTTAATATGGGTGTTACCATGGTCAAAGACGCTGGTGCATCTTTCGCGGCTAATACTGGTCGTCGGCTAGGCCAAATATTTAATAACTTGCCATTACCCATCATGTCTGGAAAAGAAATTCAGCAGCACTATGAAAGCAAGTTAAGTCCAGTTGGGGCTGATATACACGCTAATCATCCGGTTCTTAGTGAAGTTACAGATCCAGTTAACTTGCTAACCGCTGGCGGTGGTACTAGAACTAAGATAGCTGGAGCCATGATGTCGCCTGTAAGTGACGCTGTTATGCTAGGAGTTAAGAAATTTGGTCAGGTGTTGGACTATAACAGGGCTGCTAAGGCAGCTGCAAAACGACGCTTTTAAAGGAGCATAAAGTAATGCAAGTCTTAGACTTATTTAAAAAGAAGAAAGCCGTAGCGACTAAACCGGAAGACTCACCTGATGAGACTCCTCATGGTACTCCTGATGAAGAGATTGCTAAGATGGATAAGCTACTAGCAGAGATGGAGAGTACTACTCCGAAAGCTAAGACAGAAGCAGCACCAGGATCTGATCTCTCAGCGTCCGGTGCTGCTCAGGTTTTGGACTCGTACAACAAGAAGCGTAAGAAAATAATGGACGAGCTTTAATCCTTAATCATCTTAGCGTTGTGCTCCTTAACACGAGCATTGTACTCGTCCACTTTAACGGACATCTTGTGACTAAGTAAAGCTTGTTCCGTTAATATGGCTAGCCGATGTTCAATAGATCGTAGGTGTACTGCCTGGCCCACAAGTACACCAAGAAGCAAGGCTAGCATTATACCCATAATTATAATAACAGTTCTCATAAAGTCCCCTTTGACCAGAGAGTACTAGGTACTCTCTGGTCATAAATTTTAGATGTCTACAGTATCTATAATTGTATAGATGTCTGATAAAGTTTCATTTAGCCTTTCTAGCGTAGAGTTTAACTCTTCAAAGTACGGAGGTAAAGTTCTAGCTGATACGCTATCTTTAGTGCTATTTGACGGGGTCTCTAAACGTAGTGGACAAAGCTTTGCAGACAAATCTCGTATGCTCATAGCTTTTTCATGTATTAGGTGTGCTCTTTTAAGACACAGCTCAGCAGCTGATGAAGTCATAACTGGTGCCTCTATTTTACCCTTTTCTGCGTAGTTCATACTAGTCTCCTTTTGTGATTAAAAATGCGTGGTCGACAGAACCCTCTGCCGTAGTATACTTAAGATCTGCGCCACTATGGCGACCTTAAGCACTCAGGTTTTTGTGTATTTGTACCTGATCTAAAGCCCCCTTCAGATATCCACGCAAACAATTTCAATTCCGGCTTCCTTAGCCAACTCTAACACGAGAGCTTGGTCCCAGCTAGACTCTAAGTCAAGTGGGCCCGTCACTACCCGCTTAATTCCATACTGAATGATATTCCCAAGACACTGAGAGCAGGGTAGGCAGGGCCATACATAAATGGTATCACCTAGGCCCTGTGATGAGTACAGAGCATTAACCTCTGCATGCACCATTATCTTATTCTTCAGCTCTTTATCAGCTAGTCTATAAGCGTGATCAGCGATACCAGTTGGAAACCCATTATAGCCAATACCACGTACACGATTCTTCTCTGTGATCACAGCTCCAACTTTTTTGTTTGGATCCTTTGACCAGTTTGATATATGCTTTGCCAGCTCTAAGTACTTCTTGGTCCAATCACTCATAGTCGTCTCCTATTAAGGCCACTAGGCCTATCTCCTGCTGTATTGCAAAACTTATTAATTATATCTATAGCTTGACCAGTGGCTTCATCTATGAAGTACTTGCGTATCCTGTGCTGCTCATAATGAATACAACCAAGCATGCAGGCTTCACGAATCTCTGATGGTGTAAACTTTGCCTCATGAATAAGGGCCTCTACAGTATTGACTAAATGCCTATACTCAAGGTCATTCAGGTACTTCTCTTCAGGAGTCTTCATCGAGGTACCTCATTACGAAGGGTTATTACTAAATGGTCATAATTACGTCGTATGTCAATGTCATGATCTACCATAACAATGATCAACTCAGCTAGCCGAGCACGCATATCTTTTCTAAACTTTTCGGTAGCTTCTGTAATTACTTTTTCAGCAACCGCGTTAAGGTCAGCCTCTATACGCATCTTAAGTACCTCAGTAGCTTCTAAAGGGTCTATGATAAGTGCCATGTTATTTCTCCTTGTTTTTAAATATCCACTGGTCAACCCAAAAGAATATGCAGCCGCCAATTAAGTTTGCAAGTACAGTCGCCCATATACTCGACCCTAGTAAGTACAGTACAAGCCATAGTATTGGCGTTGACAATTGCCAACGGATAAGGTAAAGTATAAAAGCTTTCATTCATTTCTCCAATCGTATATACACTTTTAGTAATGAGCCTGAGCATACCTACTAGCTTTCGTTTTAAATCTGTACTAGACTAGTTTGTACATCTTTTAGGATGCTTTCTGTATAGGCATTAGTGATTCCTTTTAAGTAGTCCAGAAAAATGTTTTGATTAAATTCCTTGGTCCGCAGTGCTTGAAGTACTCTCTGGTCAATAGTACCCATCGCAACTAAGTGATGGATAATAACTGCGTGTTGTTGTCCCTGCCTATGCAATCTAGCATTCAACTGCAGGTACTGTTCTAATGACCAGGGTAATGCATACCATACCAAGAGATGTGACCCAGCTTGAAGATTCACACTGTGTGATAGTGAGGCAGGATGACATATAAGGAGCGGTATCTCACCTCGGTTCCATGAGGTAACGATGCTCCTAAACTCGTTTGGATTAGACCCTCCGACAATTGCAGGGGCTGTTGGGAAGACCTGCCGAAGTATCTCCAGCTCAAACTTAAACTGTATAGCACAAAGAATCCCCTGGCCATTTGCCTCTTCTACGAGTTCCTTGAGTACCTTTAGCTTAGAGTCATGCAGGATGTCATAGGTCCTAGGTAGCTTATTACCATGTTCGTCAAACTCTTGATTATGATATATTGCGCCTTGTGCCATCTGGCGGAACTTCATAACGAGAGAGCCAGCAAAGTCTGAGGTTATTGTCTTGGGTCCTATTGTCAGGACACTCTTCTTACGCATCTCTTCAATCTGTGTCAATGCTTTAACAGGCAGAGTTACTTCAATGACGTTGTCAATCTTTTCAGGCAGATCCAAGTAATCAGCAGCTTCGAGACGGTACGTTATGTCTGCAACCTTATTGAAGATGATCTCCTCAATCTCCTTTGACTTGGGCCGCCAGCGCATCTTCTCGGCCTCAAGGAAGTTCTTAGCTACTCTACCAGCACCAGTCCTTGTGTCATAGGTCTCGAAGTAGTCAGATCTAAACTTATTAAAGCTGCTACCTAACCGCTTACCGCCATCGAGGATATAATACTGAGCCCATAGATCAAGTAAGCTGTTAGGTGAAGGAGTGCCACTCAGCATGAGCAGCCCCTCAGTACACAGATTTTTAATCTCCATCATCATCTTAAATCTTTTGGTCCTGTGGCTTTTGACCAGGGATGCTTCATCAATAATGATCGAGCTGAAGGGCATCGGCTTCTTGGCTTTATACAGCTTAAACAGCTCTGCATAAAGCCAAGGTAAGCCGGCAAAGTTCATTGTATAAATCTTAGCTCTTGGACGAAGCACTTTATCAGTTCCATGCCACACCCTGTAGGTCTGCTCGGGCGTCCACTTTTCACACTCCATAGGCCAGGTAGTATTGATGGCTCTGAGCGGACCTAAGACGAGTACGGGGTTCTTCTTAGTCTTGATCCATTCTAACCCAATCCAGGTCTTTCCTAACCCCATGTCAATGGCAAGGTAAGAAGCTGGTCGCTCTATAGAGAACTGTGTAGCTCGTAACTGATATCCGTGCATTTTATTCATCTGACTGGTCTAGCTCCTCTTCAGGGTACCAAGGTTCATCCGTGTCATCTTCATCTGGAAACCAGTCATCCTGGTCATCAGGGTCTAACCACTCGTCATCAGCCATCAAGCCCTCCGTAGAGTTATTGAAAACTCTAAGTCCGACATAATCTCTTCTACTACGTCCGAATGGTAAGAGTTTAAATCGTCAGGATTAATGTCAATGTAGCCTCCTTCTACAGTGTCATGATGACCCGCCATATAGCCAGCATTGTAAGTCTCAGTGAGAAGTTCTTCAAGAGTCATTCCGGATACCTCTCTCGGAACAGTGCTAAACAGTAGTCTGCATCTTCGGCACAGGCAGTTAACTGCTGCGTAGTAGCGTCCTCGTTCTTAAGATGGTTTAGCCTACTCATAAAGCACGTAAGCCAGGCTTGTTCATCTGTTATAGTGCCAAACTCTGACATCTTAGTAAGTGCTGTCTCAACTGTGTTTGGTGTCTCTTCCATGCTATTTCTCCAATTGTATAAACTAACCTATTTCGAAAAGTGTATTAGGCCTGAACAAGTGTACTAGCTTTCATTTTAAATCTGTACAGCCTACTTTTGTACATCTTTTAGGATAGCTTCTCGGATCTTAAGTGCTTCTTTTAGAGCTTCCGATTTACTTCCGAAATGATGTACATAGACCCTGATATAATTACTGTTCCGAGTAGCACGTACAGTATAGTGAGGCTTATACCGACCATTGTTCTCATGATACCGAATGCCTTTGTATGTAGGTTCTTCTTGCTTTGGATTTTGTTTAATCTTTGCGAGCTGCTCAAGCTCCCAAGTTCCAAGGCCTCTAACAACTTTACCATCTCTGGTCAATAGTTCGTCCATTACAGGGCATCCTTATCCCAGCGTTCACGAAAGAAGCGAGGATGTCTGAGTGATCCGTCGGGTGTCTCCTGGTGGTACTTATATGAGACGTGCTTACCAATAAGGCGGTCAGCGTTCTGCTTAAAGTAATCCATCATGCTTTCTTTCAGACCGCCAACCTTAACAAGAACACCATTAGGCCGCTCAACAGTGATGGTGCTGTACGTGTCAGCATTCTTACCGGTACCCCAGTTGAAGCCACGAATGATACCATCCTCGGGATCTTCAGCTTTGACTTTAAGCCAGTCAGCGGATCTCTTGAGCTGGTACTTATGCTGCGGTGTTTTGCATACTAGGCCTTCGTACCCGGCAGACAAAGCTTTCTCAAAGTTACGGAAGATTGTTTCATCATCCTTGGCCAGAGAGTGTTTGATTACCTTGATGAACGGATTTCCTAAGAACACTCCTGCTTCAAGGTATTTAAGCTCGGCTAATCGGTCTTCGAAGGATCCTGTGTTAGAGGAGACATCGAATACGTTGAAGATAGCCGTAGGACATTGATGACTGCTACGAATCTTACCGCTAGCAGAGTCAAAGTTAAGGCCTGGTATAGTTATTTCGCCGTCTAGTTCAAGGCTCCTCGGTAAGTTCTGCACTATATGTTGTACACCGGTTATAACTTTACCGCCACTAGAATAGAGCGTACCATATCGCAGGAGTCCACGGATGCAGTCGATCTTAAGTGACATGTACAGAGGACCAGTTTTAGCGATCATGCCAGGCTGGTAGACTTTAGCCTTCATAAAAGCGAAGACACTTACATGACCTGGTATGACCTTGTTGATAGTAGTCGAGCCGATACCAGCACGTAAATCCTTGGTCAGTATGTACTTAAAGAGAGTAGCATCTTTCGGTGTGAGGGTAGATACATACTGGCCAACAATTGATTTAGCAGTATCCCCCGTTAGTACACGCTCTTTAAGCTTGACCAGTAGAATTCTCCACTCGTCATATGTAGACTCAAGTGTTTCTGTTCCTTTACCTATCCATGGAAATTTCTTTATTCCGTATGTCCAGAGAGGTTCATATGTGTGGGTGAGCACGTCTAAGAAGTCATAGTTCTCGGCATGCTGAGCAATTATAACTTCTTTAGCCATACCGGAAGCATTTGTGATGGCCTTGATAATATCAGTAACTAGCATTTATCTTCTCCTTTATTATGTCAAGTAGTGCATCTACTTTTTCTTTAGTGTCAACGATGAAGACAGGCTGCCCTAACATGTTAAGGCGTTTGAATACAAACTCCTGAAGCGGTGTGGGTTTAAGACCTTCAGACTTAATCTCCACGAAGACAATCAAACCGTTAGGAAGAAAGCAGATGCGGTCAGGTACGCCTGCCATGTTAGGTGAGACCCATTTAGCACTGAAGCCACCGAGTTTTACAATTTGATCCTTGAGGTAGCGTTCAGTAGTTTTTTCACTTTGTTTCGGTGTCGTCAGATTCTTCACGCTGTCTCCTTTTATTGTTGTGCATAAACTCGTTGATTGCCTTGAGGTCGCGTTGACGCCGAAGAGAATTGAAGTGAGCAAAGATTCTCTGAACTACATAGTGCCGACGGTCGCCATTCACTTCCACAAAAAGCATTGTGAGAATATGCTTTTCGTCTCTAGAGTCATATAACTCTTTGGCCAGTTTAACCCAATGACTCATGTCTCTGCGACGCTGAGCAAACTGAGCTACTGTTAAGTCTATACCTTTGAACAAGTCTTCTGACATTGTACACTCTCCGGGTCAGTTAAAGTTGATACAGCTTTTGCTGCGTCTTCCCAGGCTAGTTGGACTCTAGCCGGAAGACGTGTAAATTTAGTAGCACCTCTGACATCGAGGGACTGGTTAAAAATCTCATATGCAATTCTACCTTGGCTTTTCATTTACGGTATCTCTCAGCTATAAATCCTTTGGCGGTTAAGGGCAATCCTTCAGCCCAGTCAATAGTGCACAGGTTATGGTTAAACTCGTCCATAGTGCCGTCGTGAATATGGATCTTCTTCATACGAGCTAAAGCCTCATCGTGGACTGAACCTATGAGTGCGGCATGAGGCATATTCTGTGCTATGTTAAGTTTACCCTGGGCAAGGCACTCTCTAGCTGTACCCTGGACTAGATTCTCTGTAATTCTGCCAGGTATTAGCTTCAGCCGTTTCCACTTCTTGGTGTAAGGGTCTGTACCCATGTGAGTTACTGTAGGCACACGACCCATAGTTTCGAAATCTGGGATAAATAAGTGGTGTACCTCAGGACTCATGTAGTATAAACACTTCCCTGAAGGCAGCCTCATAGCGAGCCAC